TTTTCTGAGGTGTCTGAAACTGGTGTCCAAGATTCCGAGGAATCTGTCACCGGAGTCCAGCTTTCCGAATTATCTGACTGTGCGGTCCATGACTCTGGCGTGTCAGGCACAGCGCCCCAACCAAAGCCGATCATTGTGCCAACTGATCCAAAGAGTTCAACGCCACTGATTGCTATCTCAATGGTGGCGATGGCCGTACCAAGCGCCTCAGTACCTTCAACACCCGTGATCTCTTGTACCGAAATGACTTCTGGTGACAATGTACCAAGATCACCAGTAGCAGCATTGCCTGTGATGATTGGCGAGACTAGGACTGAGTTGACAGCGCCAGTGGCTGAATTGCCAGTGATGGCAACAGTTCTGTTAATGCCGACTGTGCCTACATTGCCGGTGGCAATGTTTCCATTCTCTTGAATGGATATATTTTCTAGTAAATTACCAACAGCACCTGCGGCAGCATTGCCGCTAATAACGACATTGCCTATGCCATAGACACCCCTGCCGTAATAGCCTGTTCCATAAGCAGCCATGCCGCTGCTCCTCGGTTAAGCCAACCGGATCAGGCCGGTGCTTGCGTCATTGACAGGCATGGTCAGCGTGAATGTCCCAGCAGTCACAATCTGTGAGCCAAATGTGTGCACACTTACCGCCTTGTTTGACTGAGTTGAGTTGTAGATCAAGACAGCATCAAATGCTGTGGATAAGGTCACCGCTGAATATGTGATGCTGGCGCTTGGCGTGACAAATGCTGTCGTGCCACTGGTGCTCGGTGCAGTGCCAAATGTGACGGTGACACCACCTGCGGTATAGCCTGTACCTGTCACCTCACCTGTGGCCGTATAAGCCGTTGTAGAGGCATTGATGGTGGCAGAAGCCAAATACAAGGCCGCCTTGAAAGTGTCAGCGGCAGTTGATGCTCTGACAACTCCAACGCCAAAATTATGGTGACCCTCAAGTAACTGGTCTTTAAAACTTGTACACATTGCTTGCGTGTTAGCCATGATTTAATCCTTATCCAATTGCTGCCGCAACGCCATCGGCTGCGACACTTTGTTTCAACACAACATGGACTGATCTGTGTACCAGTTCGTCATCCAAACGATATTCAACCCAACTGATGATCTCTTTGTCGTTCTCAATCGAACCCTCAGACTTGTGCAACAAGGACTCATCCATGTCGCCTTTGGTGGTGGTGATCATCATCCGAATGTCCTTGCTCTTGCCAAGATTGCGCCGCCAGAGGTTGAGCCACGATCATCAGCAATCTGCAACTGCTCTAAGCCAGCGGCATACAACGATGACCACACAGTGATTCTCGCATCGTCTTGCAAGTATGGCGCAGCCTGTAAAAGTGCGCCGTACAAATAAACATCAGGCGCTTGTGTCAGCAACCAACTAGTTTCAACAGTCGATGACAACTTTGTCAATTTTGCGTAGTAGACCAGCTCTGCTGTGTATGCGCCATCAGGTATCGGCAAAAGTCTGAATTGGTTGCCCACCACGCTGAAATACAGTGGCTTGCCACTGGATAAGTAAGTGGTGTTCGACAATGAATCCATGGCATCAATCGTCTGAAATGTCAGATTGGTCACTGGATTGGTGTTGAGTTTGATGGCCTTGGCTTCCAAGAAATCATCAGGCACTGTGCCGTACTCAGCAGCCGCCGCAAAGGATGCAGTGGCACGCACAATCATCTGTCGTGTGCGTAGTTGTCTCTCAATCTGTGCCTCGGCCAGACTGATGAAGTCAGGAATAACTGAAGTCAGATCAGACCGATTAAGCCAATCGGCCAGCGATGACTTCAATTCTGTGTAGGTGCTCAGTGCCATTTAGACTGCCTCTTTTTCGAGCTGTTCTTTCATCACCCAAGTGTGTTCATGTCGGAATTCAAATGTGCCAATGTGTCCGATTTCTTTCGAGACATCATGGTCAATATACACCTTGAAGCCCAACTCCTGCGCCTTTTTGCAGAAGAACACATCCTCGCCCATGTAGCCGCGAGTCTCATACTGCCAAGGCATATCAAACCACGGCTCAGTCATTCCCTGAAACACTTCGCGCTTGATTAGCATCACGCCAGTGCCAACAGAGCCGATTTCTTCCAAACCAGTGGATTCAGGCATGGTGTAGACCGGCTGACGCTTGCCGTTCTCATCGTAATTCTGCGCCGTTGGACCTGTGGGCATTCTGCGTCTGGCGCAGTTTGTAGCCACGATGTCCACATCATGCGCCAGCAATCGGCCAATCATGTCCTGCGGGAAAGTCATGTCGGAGTCAATAAACAGAATGTGGCTGCAACCTTCACGCATTGCGTCCAAACACAAATCAGCACGCTGGTTTTGAATCAGCGTGCCTTGCAGTATCTTGAGGCTCACAGCGTCAGTGGTGTTGAGCGTGTGATACGCCACCATGTTGACCATGCAATAGGTGTAATTGGTGTGAACCATGTCACGCGCTGGCGTGCAGACTGCGATGTATTTCATACTTGACCTGGCCTCACTCTGAAGAACCTGTTATCGGGATCGTTTAACCACTTCTTCATGTAAACCGGATCATCTATCTTGCCTTCAGCCTTTAATTGAAAGTAAACCGTCTCAGGAATGCTGGCAACATGATGCCATTCACCCTTCCAGTTTGCTTTGTTGTCAATGGCGGCAAAGTCGCGCTTGTTGGCCTCAATGACTGATGTCAAATCCTGAGTTGTCTGAATCGTTGCCTCATCAGTGTCCTCGTTGTAGTGCCAAGTGCGTGTGATCCCCTTGTCGGGGTTTGCATCAAAAAATCGTTTTTCCATGTAAGTAGGGGAGGATTTCTCCTCCCCTTTCCTCTTATTTGATTAAGAAGTGATCAAGTCAGCGGCCAAGCCGTGAGCATTTTCAGCCAACACTTTGTGCGCAAATTCGATGAGCAGCATACGCTTCTCAGCGTCACCGGTCTTCGCCAACTCGACTTGCTGATATGGACGCAGAACAGCCATCTTTGCGTACTCAGGATCAAGCACCCACGCATCGCGCTCGCGCTGGAAGCGGTTGGCAATGACTTGCACATTGCCAAAGTCGGACACATAAATGTCCACCGCGCCGATCAATGTCGCTGGCTTTGCACCGCCATCAATGTTGAAACGGCTGGATGCGATACCAGAGAAACCAGACACGCGCTGCTTGTTGACAGGACCGCACATCAGAATCTTTGGAGTACCGCCAGCAGTCCATACTTTCTGAATCACATTCTTCAAAATGGTTTCAGTGAAAGTACGCACATTGCCGTCAGTGCGAGCACTGTTGGGCAGGGTGGTGTAGCTAGGGTCAACGCCGTTGGTTTGCTTGTCGGTGTTGGTCTTGATGAACGCCTGCAAGCTGGCAGTCGTGCGAGCCGCACTTGTGCTACCGGCAGCAGCCACTTCACCATTCAACATGGTGAATTCTTGGTCACGCTTCAACTCAGCACCGCGCTTGGCGATCTGATAAGCCAACTCAGAACGCCGTCCTGCTTTGTTGACCACTTCTTCAGTGTTTGACAAGATGATGGTCTTGCGAGCGATTTGCGCGTAATTTTGCAAACGCACAGTCGCGGTCACTGAATCAAACGATGAGACATCATCGCCTTCCAGTTGAGCATTGGCGGCGGCTGCGGAGAGTGAATCGACTTGCCACTCAAAAAGAGTGTTGGTGATGTTCTCGCGTCCAATGTTGGAAATGTACGGTGTCTCTTCTGGAGAGATATTGGTGATGACATTTGAAAGGTCTTCACGGATACCCTTTGCAGAGTAAGTCGTGAATGTGTTCGTTACGATAGACATGATGGATTCCTTATTTCAAGAGTTTGAAGATTGCATCAGCCGCGTCATCGACACGGCCAGTTTTTGCTAGACGCTGTTGTGCTCGCATCGCTTCTGTATTGTTGGAGACTCGCCCTGCTGCGCCAGGCTTGGCAGGTCTTGGCCCATTGTTCGTCACCGGCTTGATCTGTCCACGCTTGGACATCATCTGGTCATACAGTGCCGCCTTACGCAGCAACACAACCGCCCTGTGATCCACAACATTCTTCAGTTCATCAGGTGAGAACCCAGCCTTTTGGCCGAATTGAACAAGCATTGCCTTCTCGGCTGCCGCCTTCTTTGAGTCTTTCCACTCAGGAATGGCGGCCATCAAAGCCTCTTGCTCCTGCTGCAACATCTGATCGTGATATTGCCTCTGCTCTTGCTGTGACAACTCAGAGAGTCGCTGCTTTTCCGCTTGGATCGCCGCGTTCTTCTCTTGGTTATCACGCATCAACTCGCGCTGCCTTACCCATTCGATGGGGTCTTCCTGATAAAGACGATCCCAGTCAATGTTTGGCTGCGCTGCCTGCTGAACCTGTGCCTCTAGAGCACCCAACAAATGAGCGTACTGCTCGCGCTCGGCACGCACTGCCTGCAACTCGACTTCGGTCTGTTTCCTGACCTCCGCGATTTGCTGCGTTTTGCGTGTGTAATCCTGAGTCCTTGAATATCCCTTTTGGAGTTCCTCCAGCGTCACCTCGACTTCTTTACCGTCAACTTTTACGGTGAAGACTTGTGGCTGTTCTTCCTCCTCGGAATCTTCCTCTTCTTCGGATTGTTCGGAATCAGTTTCATCGCTGTCCGCGTCTGCATCGGTCAGCAACTCCTCTTCTTCCGCCGCGCCCTCTTCGGGCAACTGCGCCTCTTGGTCTTCCTCTTGTCCCTGTTCGGGGAGCAATCCCTCAAGTGCATTGGCCGCTTCGGCCATATTCATCGGACCCTGAACAACACTCGCCGCTGGCGTTGGTGCTACTGTTTGCATTGGTCTATTTCCTCAATTAAACAAGATTTTTTTGTGCTCGCTCAATGGCACGCTGTGCCACCTTGCCGTTATCAATCAATTTGATCAATTCATTTTTGAAATTCTCAATGGCACGCAACTGCGCCCAACAGATTTCGCGCTTGGCAACTTCCTCGGGCTTGCTGTTCTCAAACTCCCAGTGCAAGTCGCCACGCATCTTCTCAATCGCAGTCGAGAAAACCTCGTCCTGCATAAACTGCTCGGACTTGCGCCCTTTCCTGACCTGTTCTTCGTTCATTGCGCCATTCCATTGAAGTTAATAGGTGGTGGCGGGACGCTGGCCGCCGTCTGCACAGCCTGCTGCACAATCGCCGCCTCTTGCTTCATCGCCTCTCGGTCAATGTTCTGCATGGCCACAATTTCTGCCGTCCCAATTTGTGTCTGGTACTTTAACTCTAATTCGTACTTCTTGAGCATTAAGTCTTGTGCCAATTGATCTCTTCGATAATCGTCATCGCGGATCATCTGCTCGCGCTTCAATTCCAGCTCGGCAGCCTTCTTCTGGATGTCAGCTTGGATAGACTGCGCCTGCACCTGCGCCAGCACTTCTTCGGGTGTCGGTTTCGGTGCGTCTTCTTGTGGCATCTGGTAGTCGGCAGGCAGTGCTTGGAAATAGCTTGATGCGTCTTTGAAGCCTGACAACTCAATGATCTTCTGAATCGTGCGGATGTACATCGCTGGTGTCACCACAGGATTGCCCAAGCCAAACTGCTGCATGATCTGCTCTTGCTTGCCAGCAATCATGGTCAGTGCTTGGATGCGGTCATTGGTGTCACCGTTACCCAAGCCAATGTTGATTGATACATCCATGGAGTTATTCCAGACGCGTGGGTCAATCTCCACCCACTCATTACGCAGGCGCACCATGCGGGGCTTGTCTTGGTGGGTGGTGATCAGGTACAGAATGCCCTTAAACAGCTTCTTCATGCCCTCGGCCAAGAGTCGAGCTTGCAACTCCAAACGGCTTTGGCTGGCGCTCACGGTGGCCGCCACAGCAGCCTTGGTAGTGGACTGCAAAGCGTCAGGGTCTAAACCCATGGCGGCTTTGCTCATGCCGGTACGGTCTTCGCGCATTGCGTCCATGTAGTCCAACATGGGGAATGCGGCCTGTCCGACAAAGGGTGAGCTGAACGGTTGCACCATGCCTGGCGCTCTCATCCGAATAATTGCACCTGTCTCGTTGTTCAGCACATCGTCAATGTTGACCTGTCCTTCCACCACTGCTGTGCGTGGATGGATCGACTGCGCCAGCGAGTCCAAGGTGTTTCGCAATATTTCGGACTTGATTTCCTGAATGTCGTGCGTCAGATCGAATACTGACATGGCTTCCAATGGGCTGGTGTGTGGCTCTGGATCACATGGGAAGTCCACAAATGGGATGTAGCTGGCCGGAAGATTCCGCACCACGGTGTAGCCTGAACCCATGCAACAAACCTTACGCAACTCAGCGATGCCGTCACCGTCATAGTCCACGCGCATATAGGACTCGACATACAAAACACGGCGTTGGCCAGGATTCAGACTGTCACCCGCGCCCAAGGTGGTGGAGAGTGGCTGACGCGCCAAATACTCATCATTGGAGTCCAAGTCGGTGCTGGAGATGTTCTCCTCAATCTCCTCCAGCTCGTAGCCCATCTTGAGCAAATCGTCCACGGTTGCCATCTGACGGTGGGCGATGATGCCTGCATCCTCAAATGATCTCGCTCTGCGGTCAATGATCAACTCTTCAGGCGGCACAGCCATGATGCGGATACGCCCATCTTTGGTGGTGCGCTTGATCTGCACATCGTGCAACATGGGTTGCTGCATAGGCATTGGCAAGCCGGTGGCCGGATCAACCTGTGGCTGCATCATGTCCATGGGCATTGATGGGTCAGGATAGCTGACCACAATCTTGACCTCTGCACCCTCTTGCATCAGTACTTGTACGGTCTGGTCATCGAGTCCCGAGTACTCGTCAATCTTGACCTCATCCACCTCATCCCACCAGTACTTGGCAATGCCGCATTTGCGTACCAGCGAGTCTTTGAACAACGCATAGGTGGTCATGAAACCGTTGTTGTCGTTGGTGAAGACATAGTTGGCGTAGTCAGTCGCCTGCTGTGCGCCTGTCACATCTTCAGGACCGCGAGGCACAAATTCCACGACATTCTCACTGCTGAAAAACACACGCATGAGGCTTGGCAGCATGGCTGACACCGTGTCGCGCACTTCCATGGCCACGACTTGGCTTCGCCCATCTTCCTCATTGCCAAAGGGGTCGCCACGGTAATACTCAGTTCCCTTGGCTCGGATGGGGGAGACATCAGAGTCGATGTAGCTGACAGCGTCCTCCAACTCGCCAGAGACGATGCCCTGCAACTCGGTGTCGTCCATCGGCTCAATGGCCGCGATGTCGGTGCTGATGTTCATGTCGT